AGTATTTCGAGCAATCGAAGGTCTATTATCAAGATAAACAATTTCCCCCGATCCTTTATTTATCTCAGGTTTAGATAACCCCTTATTAAAGGTGGTTTCTAAATTAATTAACTTTGTTCCAGAGGGATTTGTACTAATTCCAGTAAACGCTGTATCAATAGTTCCTGAGAAAGTGGAACTTACACCTTTAATAGCATTAGCAGTAGACTCAAATGGATATATCTGACCACTAGTTGAAATACCAGCATAATCAGTTTGATCATTGGTTGTTGTATAATTTAGAGATCTATCTATAAAATACTTCATAACTTGAGTTTCTTTATCATAAGAAGCAACATAAGCATTTGCTTTCTGTGCATCACCATTACTATCAGTAACATCTTGTGTTATTTGCTCACCTATAGTTGGTGTACCTGAAACAGTTTTAAACTTAAAGGCACTCAATGATGAAAAAGTGGTTCCTGTAAAAGTATTACCAGTTCCAATCTGAGTTGGATTTTTTACAATACCAACTTGAGCAAACTTAGTGTCTGTTGGGAAATCTTTCGTAGAATCATCAAATCTTGCATAAATTAAAACTTTATCGGTTCCAAGTTCTGTGTAAAGATCATATCCATGACCAAGAGATGGTGGAATAATAGGAACAAGTTTTGCTCTTTGATTTGATGGGTGTTGAGTATCTTGTAAAGCACCTAGATCTATAAGAGCATAACTGTAATCTTTACCACCAGAACTTACAGTAACATCTTTAACTACACCAGATACAATATCAACTCTTGCTGTTCCTCCTTCACCATCACCAATGATTTTAACTTCTTGTCCCAATCCATCAGCATATTTACCACCTGCATTATCAATATAGACATGCTTAATTTGATTATTATTTACACTAGAATCACCATTCTCTCTTATACTTCTAATCTGAGAGTCTGTACTAGTTGACCAATTATTAGGAACTGTAATATATTCTGTAGAATCAAATTTAAGTATATCTGCTGGAGAAACAGTATACAAATATTTCCAAATATAACCATCACCACTAGTACCAGCTCTAGATGGTTCTAAATCGGTAAATGTTGGTTCATCCTGAGAAATATTACCTTTTGGATTTTCGCCAGTTGATCCGTTAGAAATACAAAGATAAACTTTAAAATCTGAGTTCATTACATAGTAATTTGCACCATATAATCGACTTGATTCTTTTATAGGACTTGGATTACTTACACTATAATCATCTCTATAAATTTCATATCTATTACCTGCAGTCCAATCAACCCTTCTAATAATTCTTCTAATGTTTGCAGAAGAAATCCTTTTACCATACATCATAGTGTCGCCAACATGAGCATGGCGAGAAAAATTATCAACAGGATCTGGAGTGTTTGTATTCCAATTAGAATCTCTTCCAAAACCAACTACTTGTGGATTCGGCAATCCTATAAAAACATAGTAAGAATTATCAGCAGATTCTACTGATTCTACAAAGTTATTCGCATTAAGAATTCTAAACTGATCAGTAACAATTGCAGACATTTTTATTAACTAAGACTTTTTTTCTTTATTTATAGTCATTTTTATTGATTAACTTATTTGAATTCTAATAGCACCAGTATTCCTTAAACCTTTCAATGAAGATCTAGCATAGCTTCTTCTTTGAATTGTTGGGAATGTGCTTAATCCAGAGTCAACAGTTAATCCAGTAACACCTATAGATATTGGTGATTCTGATCTAGTAGCATTATATAATCTACCCCATGATATCTTTCCATAAGTGGTTGTTAAACCAATATTGGTTGGTTCGTCTATACTAACTCCACCTGCGTCATGGAATCCAGTAGCAGCTAATCCAGCAATAACATCATTTGTAGTCTTGATATTACAAACAATTTCACCATTCTCACCAGAGGTATATGCAATTTCAGAAACCTTATAGATGTTATCCATAAATCCTGATCCAATTGCAATAATTTCATTATCATTCTTATCAACAGATGTAGTTGGATCTCCACCTATACCAGCAGTAAATCTGTTATTGTTTGGTTGAATTGATCCATCATTGAATGGTAGGTATTCAGCGTCAGTTTTTGCTCCACCAACAGTAAATGGTGTATCTGAAATATAAACATAATGTCCTGCTTTCAAGTCAGTTGATGGTTTATCTGCACGGAAAGCAAATCTTAATGCTAATGGATGACCATTTGTTCCTGCTGATGTAGAAATACCAGTGATAATACCTGCAAATCCTTGCACATTCTTTATTTCCATTATCTTTTCAGATCCATAATATGCATCTGGTATTACAACCTGTGGTGGGTTGGAATGTGTATAACCTAAACCAATATTTGTTATGTTATATCCAGTAATTTTTCCACCTGTTACTGTAGCACTTGCTTCTGCAAAAGTTGAAATTCCAGTAACTGCATACTTATCTCTTTCAGTGGTTCCAATACCAACTCCAACTGGAGCAGCAATTGATAATGTAATAGCAGCACCAACATATCCATTACCTTCTTCGTTGATTGCTAATGATTCAATATCACCCCTATTACTTACTATTGCAGTAATTGCAGCACCTATAAAGTTAGCAGGTGGTAGTAATAATGCGTCAACAGATTCAATAGAAACTCCATATCTATCTTCTACCTTAAGATGTAGTGGTGCTTCTTCATAGAAAAATGCTTCTGCATCATCTACAAAGATTCCATCAGTTTCCTCAACAGTAGTTCCTGTAGTAGATCCAATACTTGCAATAATCTTCGCAGTTGGATAAATTTGTGGTTCTAATTGCTCTCTTGATTTTGAGATTAAATCTCCTTTAATCCAAACATCAGCCTTTTGCTTAGTCCAATCTAATGGTTTAGCATAGAATTCTGTTATACCAACACCAGTGTATATTGTTGTTTCAACTAGATCAGATCCTAATAATGCTTTAACTGGTCTTGTAGTTTCTTGAGTCTCTGTAAATGGTTGTACAGTTGGATCTAAGAAATCTGGATGCTTAATAAGTTGGATATTATCTCCAATTTTTATTGTTTCATTTACATCAACTATTTCAATGTCAACACCTTCTTCTCCTTTGTAGAAGAATACATCCACTTTATCACTTGCCATTGGTGCTTCAGTGAAGGTAAATGTAGTTCCACCTTCAAATTGATATGAAACATTAGGTGTTTGTAAAACTCCATTAACAAATATCAATAATACTGCATTTAAATCTATTTGATCGGATAATGCAGATTCAGGATCAATCTCAAATGATAGTAATTGACCATTAAAGAATAATGGGAATCTTCTTCTAGATCCAGTTTGCATTAGTGCAATACTATCAATAAAGTCTAATTCGCCAAATTGCCAAGATGAATAGTAATCATTAAAGATTTCTACAACTTCAAGTTCAAACTCTTGTATAGGTTTTTGTAATCTCTTATCAACAACTAATCCTTGTGGTTTAAACTTATCACCAATCTTAAATGAATGACCTGGTCTTGCGATCTGGAATTCAGAGATCTCAAACATACTTCTAGCAGCACCAACATTGGTTCTAGCAGCACCAACCGCTACATTTAAAAGAAGATTACTACCAGTATCTGTAGTCCTACCTATACCTAATCTAGAAATACCAACAACAGGCATATTCTCATAAATTGGATCTGGAATATCAAGTTCTGGATTAACATACTTTGCACCACCATTTTTAACAACTAATGATAATGCTCCACCTGTTCCTGCAGGTGATTTTCCTACCATTACTCTGAAAGTATCAGCAGTTGCTTTTCCTACAGGTACTTGATTAGCAAAAATAGGGTCAGTTGTTCTTGGATATGCATGCAATGTTTGATGTTGATCTTGCTCACAAGTAAACACTAATGAATTTGCAGCAATTGTGATAGTTTCATTAGATTTCTGAATACATCCATTTATTGCAGGTTGAACAAAGGTATGGTCAAATTTCTCATATGATGGATTTGGGTTTACATTAACTCTAAATGTATTAATTGTAGCATTTGTAATAAACAACCATCTTCCACTAGCGTAATCAGTAGGTCTTGGATAATGATGCTTAGTTACATTACCATCTTTAGTACAAGTAAATGTTAATGAATTATCTTCAATGAGAATTTTATCATTAACAACAAATCCATGATTGTTCTTAGTAACAGTTAGAACACCAGTTGTTTTATTATAAGCAACAGTTGAAGGTGTAATTGTACTTGCACCACCAACACCGTGACTAGATTTTACTATTATCAGTTCACCTGTTGCTGGATCATACTTGGCATTAGTTGGGGTTAAAACTCCACCAGATCCTATATTAATAGCACCTGCACTAGAACTTACAAACTTATGCTTATTCTTAGCAACTTTAGCTTCAACTACAGCTTCTCTACCACCTCCTCCACCAGTACCAACATTAACAGTAAAACTATTATTAGCAATTCTTTCAACACCTAATGTTTCTCCTGATGCTGGATCAGTTGTTCTTGGATAAGAATGATCACTTAGATGATTATCTCTAGAACAAGTAAATGCTAATGATTCATTTGTAATTGTAACTGTGTTAGATGCCTTTAAAATGCCTCCTGGTACCACTGAATCGAACTGGTGGGTATAATTGCCACCTGTGCTTATACAATTCGGTACAGCACTGACAAATGTATGACGAGTGGTGTTTGTAGAAGGTTGTACTGATAATACTTGTACAGTAATAGTAGTATCTGTTACAGATTCAATCTTTATTGCAGTATCGTTATATGGGTCAGAAGGACGAGGATAAGTTTTGGTTGATGTATTATTATCAACATCACAAGTAAATCCTAAAGAATTAGTTGCAATTTTAATACTTGTACCTGGTTTTAATGTATGTGATCCAATGTGCAATTCCATCAAACCAGTTACAGGATCATAATCAACATCAGATGGTGTAAATGTTACTGTTGGTGATGTTCCTACATCAATTTTAAATGTATTTGTAGTCTTATTCTGAACAGCAACCCACTTACCACTAATTGGATCAGAAGGACGAGGATATGTATGGTAAGATCCATAATTATCCATTTCACACCTAAGTGCTATAGAATGATCCTTAATCTTAATTAAATCTCCATTATTGAATGGATGACCAGCCAGTGTAACTGTTATCTTACCAGTAGATGCACTATAAGCAACACTATCTGGAGTGTGTTCTGTTGCTGCCTGTAAATTATGTGTTCCAACAGTCAATACCAATTCACCACTTGCAGAATGGTAATCAACAGTTGATGGTGTATATTGTGTTCCTGTATTTGCAGTAACTGAATTATCAAGAGAACTTACAAACTTATGATCATATACTATGTCAGTAACACCAATAGAAACTGGTTCACGATAACCAGATCCCATAGTTAGATCATTCCAATATTCGTATGCAAATCCACCACCATGATAGATATGTGCTATGGATGTTAATCCAACTTTTACTTCAAAACTTCTTTCAGATACAATACCAACTAATTGTAAAGGTCTCTCTTTATCCTTTGCATCAGATCTTTCATCTTGGAAGAATGAGGTTGTAACTCCAACATACTGTAAAGAACGAATACAATCAGGAGATGCCCCAACAAAGGTATGAGTATCGGTATTTGTTGGTGATATTCCTAATAGTACATTAACAGTAAATGTATCAGCATCTACAACAGTGACAGTGAGATACTTATCATAGGCAGGATCAGTGGATCTAGGATAAGAATCATTACCACCACTACCGTAAGTACAACTAAATGTTAATCCTTCCTTATCAATCTTAATTGAATCTCCACTTGTAAGATTATGGTTAGCAATCTTTATTGTTAGAAGTCCTGTTGCAGGATTATATGATGTACCTGTAGTTGGTGTTCCTACAACATAAGTTGGACACTTAAATTCTAATCCTTTTAATTTAACAGTATTCGGTGACCCTAAAGCAAATCCATGTACTTTTTCAGTAGTAACTGTAATAATGCCAGTTTGATTATCATATGCAGCAGTTTGAATACCAAGGTTGTACCTAGCAGATGTTCCTACACCAACAACATTAGTAATAGAACCAGCAGCAAATAGATTACTATTATTCTCTATATCTAATCTAACTTTTGAACCAACTAAAGGAGCATATCCAAGTCCAGGTGTTGAACCCATAGAAACTATCAAACCACCCCTTGGAAGTTGATTTTGATTAATATCAAACTCAGATTGCATCATTTGACCATTCTCTGAGCTAATACCAGTGAATACTACACTTGATACACCAACATTAGTATCCTGTTCAAATTCATAGTTATTTCCAGCATTATTAACTGTCAATGGTGTCTGGAACACTCCATTAATGAATAATACTCCATTACCAAGACCAACACCAGTTATAGTGTTAGCACCACCAACTGTCATAGTATAGGTTCTTCCTATTCCAGTGAAATTATCTGAAATATCATCAAATACCATATTGGTGGTATAATTTTGTCTTAGGAAGGTTCTTCCACTAAATTCTGCCCTCACATAAGGAAGGTTAGTTACATTTCTTCTTTCTCTAGTATTTCCTTTTGGTGGATCTAAGAACCAAGCAGTACTATCAACAATATTAAATGATCCTCTATGAACCCTAGCCTCAGATCCATCTGCATGTTCTGTTGCTCCAATACCTAAAGATCCTCTTCTTACTCTAACAACAGGTAGAGTACATATTCCAGCAGCAATATCATCAGACTGATTTATAGTTCCAAGTCCAACACTTGCAAATCCTACCTGCTCAACCTTCATAAATTCATTATCAATCTTCAATACATCTCTTGGTTGAATAGAACTTATTCCACTAAGAACAAATTGTGGGTCTCCAGCAGTTATAAGACCAACAATATTATGTTCAATTGCAGTAAATGTAATTGGTTGCTGTATAATTCCATCTAACCCAATAACAGTCTTAGATAACTTCTTAGTCATCTCAAACTTATGAGAATTACCTTCACCAACACCAGTTAATTTAACTGGAAGACCTGAAGTAATATACTCTTTCTGAGTATAAAGTTCTATAGTATTAGCATTAATAGCTTTAACATATAATGTAGAAGGTAGTATATCGGTAACAACACCCACATTATTAGCAGTTGAACCTATTGAAACAGCAGTCGATCCAATACCTACAAAAGTAGATCCTGGAATATACTTAATCTCTTCATTATTATTGAAGAAATGATTAGGGATATTAAAGTGTGATTGCTCTAATACTTGATCTACAGGATTAAATATCTTACTGTAAATTGGAGTTCCTTCGTGTGTAAGTTCAAAATTAACTTTATTTGCTCTAGTTCCATTTACACCATCATAAGCAGATAAGAATATATTTTTATCTAAAGGTCCATATCTTAATGGAGAAGGTTCATTTGCAAAATCATTAACAGTATTAAGAACTTCATTATATGACTGAACTTCAATTAAAGTTGTTTGAGAAGTATCTGGATAAAAGTTTAGTTCATTATAAGAACCGTTAGTAACAGTTCCAAATGTACCTAAACCACTAGTAGTAGCACCAGTAAATGGATACTGAATAGTTGTTGTATTATCACCGTCTTGAATAGAAACAACCTGATGCATAGCAGAACCACCAGATTCATTAGACACTCTAACAAAAGATTTAACTGAAGAATCAATATCTTTATGAGTTCTAGTAACCAATATTGGAGTAGAAGTTCCAGTATGATATGTTGATTCTAACCTACCACTTCTTTCTGCCCCTGCAGGTTGACCAGGAACAGCAAATCTATAAGTTCCAATTCCTGCGGTTGTAGTACCTAGACCAACAACATTTGTGCTTACATTAATTACTCTCTTAGTTTGATTTTCACATTCAAAATAAATTGTTCCAGCATCAAACCTAGCAGTTAAAACTCCAACTTGAGATGAACTATAACTTATGTTTAATGTATCAATATAAGATTCTGTATAATAAAGATTAGTTCCATCAAAATCAACAATTACTTCACCATAATTAAGATCTTTAGTGATATCATCTTGTACAACAACAGATGCATAGAATCCATTGAAATCAGTATGATCAAATTGTGCTAAAATTGTTGTTGTAAATCCAGAAACATTATTATTACTGTCAGTATCAGCAATAGCAACTTTAACATTAGATGCTTTAAAATCAAGAGATCCTATATTATTAGTTCCATCAACGACTGCATTAGTTGTAAAATCTGTCTTATAGATTTTAATATCATGATCTCTATTATATCTTTCAACTGGATTGAAGTTTAAAGTCTTTCTTTGGAATGTATCAGAAACTGCTTCAAAATCACCCAACTTATGAGATGTCCAATCAGTACTCTTTTCTACTAAGAAAGCATCATTAGTTGTAGTTAAAACAACCAAATCAGACAACTGAGCATCTTGAGTATCTGCATCTACTACCTGTATGAGATATCTTGCAAAATTGGTATCTATTTCTTCAATCTCTGTAAATAAATCTTGTAATCCTTTACTTGAGAACTTATCACTAATATTATCATGAAGAAGAACTCTATTTGTCTTACATTTTGTATAATCAGTTAATTTTAAATTCTCAAAAGTAACAAATTTAGATTTGTTACCTCTAGTATCATAATCTTTCGCAAGATCAAAATTATTAATAGTATCTACTCTTCTTTCACCCATAACATCAACAACAATAACTGGTACAGAAGAAACACTAGTTCCTACACCAACATTACCAACAACAGTCTCAATTGAAGTGTCTGCAAAGTTTTTTAATCCAGATGGATGAACCAATCTGTTTACTGGATCAACAAATTGATCCCAAGTTATTGGACTCTTAACAGAATATGAAAGATTTTGGAAATAATCATTATTTGGAATTACTTGAATATCTTCATTTAACTTACCACTATCATCAATCCATCCATATTCTTGGCGATTTGCATAATCAACTTCAAATCTTGCTTTATTTTCTGTTAAATTTACTACAGTTGCAGAAACATTACTGGTTTGACCTTTTATTCTATGACCAACCTTAAGTCTAAATGTTCCATCAACTTTAATAAAATCTTCCCTTGTATCTGCAATTATTAAATCTTTAGGAAGGAATTTATCATTTTCTTTAACAAGAATAGGTTCATTTATTATAAATGCACCTCTTTCCTGAACAGATTCAAGAATTGGATAATTATCCTTATTAATGATAGTTGCATAACCAGACTGATATGTTTTAGCAACACCTGGATTAGTTGTTAGACCAGATATACTATATTTTAATACTGCTGGATCAGAATTAACAAAATCTTCAACCTTAAAGAATCTATATTGATAGTTTGATGAATTATAACCATCTCCACCTGTAGCAACACCAGCAGAAACATTACTTTGTGTTCCGATACCTGCTTCACCAAATAATTCAACACCTTCAACAAATACCTCATCACCAGTTTCAAATGGAGAAACTCTAAATCCACCAATAGGAGTTTCTAAGGTACAAGTAACAATTCCAGAACCACCACCCTCCATAGAGTTAATTCCAATACCATTTGAATTATTAATAGCAATAATTTTATGATTTACAGAGTTTAATCCCTGAACAGGAGCAATTACTGTAACTTCAGATATAGTTTGATTTGGTACTTTTGCTAATAATGAAGTATCATCCATAACTATATCATTCTCAGGATCATATACGATAATATCAGGAGCACTTAGATATTCATTACCACCATCAGTAACAGTTATTGAAACAATACTATCTAAGTTATCAATCCTAACTACTGGAGAAACAAATGCTTCAGGACTTAATGTTCTATCTGAAGAATATTCAAAACCAATATCAACAATTCTTACATCCTTAATTCTACCAACAGAGGTTGATAGTGCTACAACATTAGCATTTTTTCCATTAAGACTAACAATTGACGAAAATCTTGGAAGTTGCTTATAGTCAAATCCTTTTGAAATTACTTTAATCTCTTTTACAGGTCCAACAACTGTCTTAGACTCTGTTGCATATTCAATTGTATCGCATTGATCTTCTTTATAGGATAGAAGTTCTGGAATTGATCTTGGAGAAACTTTAAATGTATCAGAAGTTATACCAAAAATCTTATAATCACCACTATAAGCACTATCAATGAAATTAATTTCAGAATAATTTGGAATTGTAGTGTCTGCTGTACTAATATATCCCGATTTCTCTAATGCATAATACAACCTAGAAGGTGTTGTTTTTGAGAAAGCAATTGATAATGTAGATTCAGTACCTACACCAACAGTACCTACACCACTTACATTAAAATTATTATCATCTTGAGCACTAATAAATTCATTCTCAAATTCTTGATCATAGAATATTTTTAAATTATATCCAAATAAAGAACTGTCAGAAACATTAAATGTTAACTTAGAATTCTTAATTACATCTATTTGTGGATTAATTGCAGCAATTGTATGATCAACAGCACCAGTAGAAGAAATACCAACTAATAATGGAGGATCTACCTGAACATCCTTTAAAGTTTCAGCTACACTAAATTCATTTCTGTTTAATTCATAAACAAAGTAACTTCTAGAAGTTGATAATCCACCAACAGCATCTGCGTGAGCATAATCACTGTTATAGAATACCTTATCTCCAGTTGAATATCCATGATTTGGAAGTGTAATACTATTCCTTTCAGTATTAATTCCTGCAGAAGTAAATCCAACTCTATTAACTAATATAATCTCATGCTCTTCATCGTATATCAATGAAAGTGGAGCAGTACTTCCTACACCAACAACAGTATTCGGAACTACATTTAAAGAAACTACATCACCATTTGATAAATTATGAGACTCTGTATTTGCAATTGCAATATTTGTAGTAACTGTTGATACAATTTTATCAATATCACCAGTAACTTGTTCAAAAGTAGACTCTAAAAGATATTCATAATCATCTGATTCATTACCTTTAAAGAATAATCCCTCACTAGTAGTTGCAGCACCAACCTGAGTAACTAATCCAACATAGTTTTGACCTTTATTAATTGCATAAACAGTAGAACGATCAGTAGTTACATTAGGTAAACTGAAATTAAGAACTGCTTCTTCAGTATCACCAACGATTAAAGAGTTTGCAGTCCCTCTCTTACTGAAGATTAACTTCTGACCAGTCTTGAATGGATGATTTGGTAAATAGATTGCTCTAGTTGGAATAGCAACTTCACTTATAGTATTACCAATCCTATATTCCTTTGTAATACCACCACCAACAGTAACACCAATTCCTACTGCCTGTTTTGCATTAAAATATACTTTATCATTTATTTTTGACTCAAATTTCTTAGTTTTAACTGGTATACTGATATGATTGTTTAATATATCAATATTAGAACCATAAGTATGTGCTATTCCAGGTCCAAATCTCTTAACTCTTAAAATTGATCCCATATCAAAGATATTCAATACTTTAAGCATCTCATCTTGATCTATTTTTAGAGTACATCCAATAGAAACCGTATCTGGTATAACATTTACATAAATGTCATCAACCCTACCATCAACAATAGAGTTAGAAGTCATTGATTGTGCTAAACCAATTTTATTAGTAGTTACACCAACTGAGAAAGAATCTGTAAGATGTACAATAGAACTACTAAGTCCAGATACAGATATTACATCATTATCATTTAACTCAATGAATGGTAGATAATGTGCTTGTACTTCCTTACTATTTTTCCAAGTAAATACTGCATTTTCAAATGATTGCAATTCTGTTTCGATAGAAGAAACACCCAAACCAGCAATACTCTTAACTGTACCACGAAGTCCAGAACCCCAAGTTCCAGAATTATCAAAAATTGTAAAATCACCAACTTGATATCCAGTACCACCATCTAAAACTTCCAATCCATCAATTTCTCCAACAGTTACTGATTGGATTTTACTTAACTGTCGTATATTCTCACTTGATTCTATAATAAAATCATTATTTGCATTAGGATCACCAACCTTGTATGGGAAAGTATTTCTAGCAAATGATGTATTATTAAAGTCAAATGAATGTGATAAAGTAGTATTTGATGATATGAAAGGTGAACGATAAGTATTACCGATAAAATATGGATACTTAGGTTCTAATTTTCCAATATTTGGTCCACTCATTGCAGTAGTAACACCTGCAAAATATGCATATATTCCATCTGGAAACTCTGGAGTTTTACAGAATCTACCATTATGAACATCAAGATCACCTGAAGAATCGAAATAGTAATCATCAGTAAAGAATCCTTCATCAAATCCAACTGGTCTATTCTCAACTTTATTCATATCCAGTTTATATCCTGGATTCATTAATCTAACAATTGGACCTAATTCATCAGTTTCAGAAAAACCATAAGGACCATATATTGGGTTTCCGTCAAATGCCCATCCAATAATAGGAGAGTGTGATGTTCCATTATCATTAAAAGTATTTGCTATATCTTCATTATATCCATATAAACTGAAATATAATTCTTCATCATTACCTTCTAATGCAAATTCTCCAAATCTCTTTCTACTATCAACAACTAATTTTCTAACTCTAGGTTCAAATAGTCCATTTTTTCCACTTGATTCTACATAAAGATTTGTTTGTGCAGCAGTATATCCAATACCACTATTAATTACTACAACATCTGTTAATTTTCCATCATTAATAACAGGTCTTAAAATAGCACCACTACCTGTAAGACCACTGGTTGTAATACCAGTTGTCTCTACTGAAATTGAAGGTAATGAGAAATAATCCTTTCCCCTATTTAAAACTTGAACATCAAGAATTCTACCATCTACTATAATTGGTTTTAATTCAGCATCTCTTCCTGTTTTTATTGTTACAATAGGATTTTTTTCATGATTGAGAATTGTAGATCCATAATTATCTCCTTCTTCATACAAATATGCTTGAGTTATTTCACCAGTAACAATAGGAGTAAAATTAAATGATCCTGTAACTGTTGAAGCATAAGAAACCTCACAATTTACAGAAATATCAGGATATTTAAATGTCTGATATCCAATTCCTATAGATGTTAAATTAACATATTCTCCTCTATTATAATTTACTTTTGATGGACTAGTGCTAATTCCAGCATCCGCTAATCTAAAGAAATCATCATCAATCTTCATTATATGATATCCTTTAGATGTACTTAATCCCCCAACTGTATCCACATACACATAATCTTCTATTCTTATCTCATATACCTTTGAAGTGCCAGCATCAAATACTTCTGCACCAACAGTATATCTCTTACTACCAATACCCTCACCAACCACGAGTGGAGAACCGTCAGTAGTTCCTACATCAACATAATTAGCTGTGAAAGTATAAACTCCAGTAGCAACAACAAGTCTTACTCTGTTTACAGGAGAAACACTATAAACAAAATCTAAGGAAGTTTGCCAAGCACTAACTCCAGAATTAACATACTCAACCAAATCACCATCTTTGAATCCATGATTTTTAAAGTTTATAGTATCATATGATAGAGAAATCGCTGATGGTTTTACTTTTAATTCCCTATGCTCATATCCATAACCAGAATTTAAAACTCTAACCGATTGTAATACATTCTTAGTGGATGTTCTAAACTTATGAATACCACTTGCGTTAGTGGCAGTAGATAATCCAATAGTATTGATGCCTGTCATTGCATCTTCATAGGAATTATAAAGACGAATGGTTCTTGTATTGACAATACTAACATTATATGGAGCACCAGTTGCTAATGTTCCATCTGAAGTATTTGTAGTATCAAACGCAGGACCTATACCAAGATTAGCATTACCATTACTGTTATAATAAATTACTTCACCATTTTCTAAATTATGATCTGAAGTAAATGTAATTGTTTCTTTTTCAATTGATAGACCACCAGAAAAGAATACATCTCTACTATCAAAAGATAATTCACGAACTCTTTTACTTACAACAG